CAAGGTGAGTTGGATTGTAAACGTACCTACCGAGAGAGGTGGGAGTACTATACTGGTAAAGCGGAGAAACCTTTTCAACTTAAACTCATCAAGACAGATGTACCAATTTATCTGGAAGCTGATGAAGAATATTCCAAATCCGTTCTTAAGCTAAAGTACTATAACCAAATGGTCGAGGCATTGAAAGCTATTCTACAGGCAATCAATAACCGTTCATTCTATATTAAAAATGCGATTGAATTCGCTAAGTTCCTGAAAGGTTATGAAATCTAATGTATTCATTCAGAAGAAGAACGAAGTATATCTGACTGTACAATGTGAACCTCATGTAGGTCACGAGTTAGCAGACCAGTTTACTTTTGAAGTGCCTCAAGCCAAGTTCATGTCAGCGTACAAGAAGAGGTATTGGGATGGAAAAATCAAATTATTCTCCCCAGGTACAGGCGAGATTTATGTTGGCCTTCTCCCTTATATTACTTCGTTTTGCGAAGAGCGCGGGTATGAGGTCATCCTTAAGGACAACGAATTTTTCGGACTTCCATCAGAGGTGGATGAACTCATCACCCCACAAGGGATCGGAGAGTTTGTAAAATCATTGAACCTGCCGTTTAAAGTTAGAGACTACCAGTACAAAGGTATATACGAAGCGTTAAGACACAGACGAAAATTACTCTTATCACCTACTGGTTCTGGTAAATCTTTAATGATCTATGCTCTCGCACGTTTCTGGGAGAAAAAGAATATAAGAACATTGATAGTAGTTCCTACTACATCTCTAGTCGAACAGATGTATAAAGACTTTGAGAAGTATGGATGGAATGCGAAGCACCATTGTCATAAGGTATATGCTGGTGCTGATCCTAGATCAGATAAGGATGTAATCATTACAACATGGCAGTCAGTATATAAATTACCTAAAGCATATTTTAATATCTTTGGTGCAATCATAGGAGACGAGGCTCATCTCTTCAAAGCCAAGTCCTTGACTAGTATTATGAATAAACTCTACGACTGTAAGTATCGCGTAGGGTTCACAGGTACTTTAGATGGTATGCAAACAAACCGTCTTGTTCTCGAAGGTGTCTTTGGTAGTGTAGATAAGATAACTCGAACAGAAAAATTAATTAAAGAAGGCCACCTTTCTGAATTTGAAATTAAAGTTTTAATTCTCAAGCATAATCCACAGACCTTTGATACGTATCAACAGGAAATGGATTACCTTGTAGAGCATGAGAATAGAAGTAAGTTCATTCGCAACTTGGTCTGTGATCTTACTGGGAATACACTCGTCCTGTTCAACTACGTTGAACGGCATGGTATGCCTCTCTTTGAAATGATAAATAATAAGGTAGGAGAAGATCGATTGGTCTTCTTGGTCCATGGAGGGGTCGATACAGAGGACAGAGAAAAGGCAAGAGAAATTGCCGAGACTACCAATAATTCTATTATAGTTGCATCGTATGGGACTTTTAGTACTGGGATTAATATTAGGAACTTACACAATGTTGTCTTTGCGTCGCCTTCAAAGTCGAAGATCAGAAATCTCCAGTCAATAGGACGGGTACTTAGGAAGGGAGACCATAAAGAAAAAGCAGTTCTTTATGATATTGCAGATGATATATCAAAAGGATCTTCTAGGAATTATACATTGAACCATCTTGTAGAACGAGTGAAAATATACAATGAAGAAAACTTTAATTATGAATTCATTGATGTCCGAATTAAATAAGGAAATGGAAAAACCCGAATTTCTTGCAGCACTAAAATTAGTAAGTGGAGAAGAAATTCTTGCTGTTATTACTTCAGTCCACGATGAGAACGGCGATTATCTAATCGTAGAAAATCCCATTGAGGTTGAAGAGGTTGTATTACAGGGAAACAAACAGGGAGCAAAGGTCTCTCCTTGGATGAAATTTTCTAGAGAAGAAGAATTTATCATCCCAAAGGATAAAGTAATTACTGTTGTTGAAGTAGATACTGAAGTTCAAGTCTTCTATGCTATGTCATTAAGAAGATTGAACGGTGATACTATAACCGACGCGACAGGAAGGATCTCTACAGTAGAAGAGGCTAGAGTTAAATTAGATAATATATTTAATAAGTAGCTGTACCTTTTCTGAACTCGCACACTCGTATTCTACTCATGGAAAGCACCCTTGTCAAGCCCCTATTGACTAAAGGGTGTTTTTTGTATATAATATAGTTACAAAGAAACAACACAATGAGAAAAAAGAAAGTTGTATCGGAGCATTATGTAAATAATAAAGAGTTTCTAGAAGCACTTGTTATTTTTAAAGCACAATGTGCACGAGCAAAGGAAGCGGGTGAACCACGTCCTCGCATTAGTAATTACATTGGTGAATGCTTTTTAAAGATTGCTACACACTTATCATATAAACCAAACTTTGTCAACTACATGTTCCGTGAGGATATGATATGTGATGGCATTGAGAATTGTGTACAGTACATAGAGAATTTTAATCCAGAGAAGTCTAATAACCCCTTTGCTTACTTCACTCAGATTATATACTACGCATTCCTTAGGAGAATACAGAAGGAGAAGCGTCAGTTAGAGATTAAGAATAAGATTTTAACTAAGTCAGGATACGATCAGGTCTTCCATACAGATGACAGTACATCACATTCTGATTATAATACTATTAAAGAGAACGTAGAAATAAAGATCAAGTGACCTATCCAATTACAATCATCGATGACTTCTTTGAGGATCCCGATGCTATTGTAGAGATAGCAAATAATTTGAAGTACTATCCACCTGACATTGGTAACTGGCCAGGTGTGAGAACTAAAGGACTTCATCTTGAGGAAAATCGGTTGTTTACATATGTTGGTGAAAGAATTCATTTGTTGTTTCATGATACAGTCCCAGATGTTTGGGAACTGCAACTTCACTTTCAGAAAATAAAACCTTTCCATAAAGAAAAGTACCATAAGAAAAATCGTGGATGGATCCACCAAGACATTGACACACTCTTTGGTGGTATAGTATACTTAAACAAAGATACAGAACCTGATACTGGAACCTCAGTATATAAAGCAAAGTATGGATACTCCCTACAGTTTAAAGAGGAACTTCAGGTTAAGGAAAAGACTTATCTAGGAGATACTATTCCTGATGAGGATTATGAGAAAGCATTTGATGCTTCTCACGATCAGTACATTGAAACTGTTAAGGTGGAGAATGTGTATAACAGATTTGTTCTGTTCAACAATAAAACTCACCATGGAGTAAAGACCTTTGGTACTAAAGAGAGATTAACTTTAAATTTCTTTGGCATGGCTATGGCAGGTAAAGTTCCACCATTATTAAAAGCAAGATGAAGATTACCCAAAAGATTATTGATGACCTCACTGTCGCATTGGCTCATACCAAGAAAGATGGTACTGAGAATTGGAAGGATGGTGATGAGATAGATGTATGTTTAGGTGGTACCTTTGCTAATGATAAGTTCATTAGTCTGATCAATAGATCCAAAGATAAATGAAGATAGCAATAATTACAGACCAGCACTTTGGTGCTAGGAAATCTAGTCGTGTCTTTCATGACTTTTTTAAAAAGTTTTATGATAATGTATTCTTTCCTACCCTAAAAAAACGCGGCATCGACACAGTTTTAGACTTAGGTGATACATTTGATAATCGTAGGAACTTAGATCTATGGGCTGCTAAGTGGAGTGCAGATAATTATTTCTCTCGTCTTAAAGATATGGGTGTTACAGTCCATGCTTTAGTGGGAAATCATACAGCATATTTTAAGGACACTAATAAGGTCAATACACTTGAGAGTGTCCTTGGTGAGTATGATAATATTAAAATTTATGATAGTGCTACTGAGGTTATGATAGGTGGACTACCTATTCTATTCATACCTTGGATTAATACTGAGAATAATGATGAGACCTATGCTATCATTAAAGAATCAGATTGTCCTATAGCAATGGGACATCTAGAACTCAATGGATTTGAGGCACATAGAGGATACATCATGGATCATGGCCATGCTACCTCTCCATATAGAAAGTTTGATAAGGTATTTTCAGGTCATTATCATCAGAGAAGTACTAGAGAGAATATAACATACTTAGGTAATCCATATCAGATCTATTGGAATGATTATAATCAGAAACGTGGCTTCCATATATTTGATACTAATACTAAGAAGTTAGAGTTTATTGAAAATCCATATCAGATATATCAGAAGATATATTATAATGAGGATCAAATTAAATCAGGTATATTTAAGTTCCATGATTACAACCAAAGCTTTATTAAAATTATTGTAGAAAAGAAAACAGATACAGATAAGTTTGAGAGATTTATTAGCCAACTGTATGCTGCAGGAGTACATGAGATTAAAGTTATCGAAGACCCATCATTTGAACAGGATTTGAGTGAGGAAATAGATATAGAGAAGGAAGATACGCTAACTATATTAGAGAAATATGTTGATGATATAGAGCATTCAAATAAACCTGCCCTTAAATCAATTCTCAAATCCCTGTATGTAGAAGCACTGGAGTTAGTTTAATGTTTATACTTTCATTAAATGGAAAGGAAGATGAAGGTGCTTATTCAGTTAAATCTGATAAGGGAAAACCATTAGTTTACATGTTCCTTGACAAAGACGACGCAGTACGCTATGCTGGACTCCTGGAAGCTGATGACTTTCCAGACATGTCAGTGGTAGAGGTAGATGATCGAGAGATTATTCATGCTTGTGTTACGCATGGCCATGAATATTATGTTGTCACTCCTGATGATATAGTAGTACCGCCTAGGGATTAATTTTTGTCGAATGATTCTTTTTAAGTCTGTCCGTTGGAAGAATTTTCTTTCTACTGGTAATGTTTTTAGTGAGATAAGACTTGATGCAAGTCCTGCTACCCTGATCGTTGGTACAAACGGTGCTGGTAAATCCACATTCTTGGATGCCATGTGCTTTGCTTTGTTCAACAAACCTTTTCGTAAAATAACCAAGGGTCAATTGGTTAATGCTGTCAATGAAAAGGATTGTCTTGTTGAGTTAGACTTTAGTATTGGTTCTCGTGACTATATGGTACGCAGAGGGGCAAAACCCAATGTGTTTGAGATCTATCTTAATGGTGAAAAACAAAAGGAAGAGGCATCTTCCGTAGAGCAGCAAAAATACCTGGAGCAAAGTATACTGAGGTTGAATTATAAATCATTTACTCAGGTGGTGGTCTTAGGATCATCATGCTTTGTTCCTTTCATGCAACTTACACCCCCCAACCGTAGAGAAGTTATTGAAGATCTTTTAGATATTCGTATCTTCTCTACAATGAATACCCTTCTTAAGGAAAAGGTAAAGGAAGTTAAAGAAGTATTGAGGGACTGTGAGTATAGAGTGCAGAATGCAAGGAATAAGGTTGAGATGCAACAGAACCTTATTGCTAATCTTGAAGAACAATCTTCAGCAAGTGATGCTAGACGTAAGCAAGAGATAACTTCTTTAGAAACAGACATCTCTAATCTTATGGATGAGGTTGCTGCTAATTTAGATATCAGTGCATCGTATGATAAGAGTTTGGAAGCTTATGGTAATTTAGATCAAGAGCACACGCAACTTCGTGTATATGAATCTAGATTTGTAGATAAGAAGAAAGCATTTAATAAGGAATATAAATTCTATGAGAAGAATGATACTTGTCCTACTTGTAAGCAGTCACTTACAGAAGAATTAAAAGTTGATAAGAAGACAGAGATAACTGCATCTTTGAAAGAATTAGAAGATGCATCAGTGGCTCTTAAAAGAAATCTTGATGCTATTCTTACTAAAGTAACTGAGAAAGAAATTATAGTTGATGACCTAAGATCAGTACAGCAGAAAATTAGTAACTGTAATAGGGAGATCCAATGGAAGAAGAAAGAGATTAAAAAAATTGAGGAGAAGATTGCTTCAGGTAATGGACATAACATTAAAGGTGAGAAAGAAAAATTAAAAGCAATGGCTAGGGATGGAATGATATTAGAAAAGGAACATTCTTCTAATAGAAAGACCCGTGATAATTTTGATGTTGTCTCTAATATGCTAAGGGATACTGGTATTAAGGCAGGTATTATTAAGAGATACTTACCTGTTATGAACCAGTTGATCAACAGATATCTTAAGGAACTAGACTTTTATGTGTCATTTGATCTTAATGAAAACTTTGAAGAGACTATCAAGTCTAGGTTCAGAGATGAGTTTACCTATGCTTCATTTTCTGAAGGAGAGAAGATGAGGATTGATCTGGCACTCCTGTTTACATGGAGAACTATTGCTAAGATGAAGAACAGTGCTAATACTAATCTTTTAATCCTTGATGAGATATTTGATAGTAGTCTTGATGTCTCAGGTACTGATGACTTCTTGAAGATATTGCATACTGTAGCAGATAAGACTAATGTATTTGTTATATCTCATAAAACAGAAACTCTTCAGGATAAATTTGCATCTACTTTACATGTTGAGAAGAAGCAAAACTTCTCTGTTATTACTAAAGAAGAATGAACCATCCAGATAGTACTTTAAAGGAGTTTCTTTATTTGGAGAAGGGTGCTTTACCTGTAGCAGTTTGTGATTATATTGTAAGGACAATTAAGGAAAGGGATTGGGTTCCACATACTTGGTACAACCAGATACAAGATAGGAGTTGGTCTGAGCAAACGAAAGAGTTAGATGTACAGGACATTACTTCTGAGTTGCAGGATATGATCAATCCACATTTGCATCAGACTTTCAATAGATGTAATGAGAAGCTTCGTTTCTTTGGTCCAAATACAGATCAGATTGCTTACCAGTTTTCAACTATTCGTTTCAATAGGTATAGTAAAGGTCAGATAATGCGTCAGCATCATGATCATATCTATTCAATCTTTGATGGAGACAAGAAAGGTATTCCTATTCTTAGTATCATTATCAATTTCAATGAAGATTATAAGGGAGCAGACTTGTATTTTTGGGAAGATTATGTTATAACATTAGGTAAAGGTGATATACTTATGTTCCCATCTTTATTCCTCTATCCTCATGGTGTTACAGAAGCTATTGAAGGAGAACGTTACTCAGGGGTAAGTTGGGCATGGTGACCCAATAAATATTCTACAATTAACTAATCAACTATGACTTATTCAGGCGGTATCGATGGTACCATCCCCAATGGAACTGGTGGGGGATCAGCAATTCCTGGTAATACAATTGGATCAGGAGTACCAGGTACAGATATATCGGATCAAGGTCCAGGTCTTATTCAAGAAAATATTACAATTAATACTGAACCAACAGGCGATATTACTTTCAATGTAGATCCAGCAGCATATGTACCACCACATACTGATCATGGAGTGATCCTTGCCAAGTTAGATGAACTTAATGCTAAGGTAGATCATTTACTTGAGCATATGCATCAGCCATTAACAGGTACTTTACAGATTGATTGTCCACCCAAAACACCCGCAGGTGTCTAATGCTCATAAATATTCTCCTAGTACTGGTTGACACATTGGTGACTGGTGGTGTAGTATGGTATGTACTCGCACGTACCGCATGACCCTCAGAACCCATACTGTCGTCAAGAAAAACCCCAAGCACAGCCAGGAATGGTCGTGGGAGGAAACCCCTGAACTGTTAGCCGCATTGGAGAAGCTTCATGAGAGTTCCGAACTGGCAGCATCACTCAAAGAAAGACCAAAAACGGTCTTTAAAACCCCAAATGCTGCGCCAAGCAAAAGCAAGACGTAGACAGTTGATAAAGTGTCTACTCAAGACCTCCGATCCTCGTCGGGGGTCTTATAATGTGTACATACATAAGGAACTTAATGAACTTAGTAAAGGAATCACTTGCTAAACTTCTTGCTCAGGAAGACCTGATTGTAGAGCATCGTCAGGTCACCACAGCACAGTTTAATGTGGACACTAGAGTACTAACTCTTCCAACTTGGAACCACAGAGTAAATGCAGTAACAGATCTTTTGATCGCACATGAAGTTGGTCATGCATTATACACCCCTAATGAATGGGATTACTTAGAGGAAGTTCCTCAGCAGTTCGTAAATGTAACAGAGGATATTCGTATTGAGAAGTTAATGAAGCGTAGGTATCAGGGTCTTCCAAAGACCTTCTACGCTGGTTATGAGACCCTATCTGCTGAGGATTTCTTTCAGATTGAAGGTGTTGAGTGGTCTAACTTAAATCTCGCAGACAAATTAAATTTATATTTTAAGATTGGTAATTTTGTTGATGTTCCTTTCACTGATGAAGAGGTAGAATATCGTGAAGAAGCATCTAAGTTAGAAACTTTTAATGATGCACTTGATCTTGCTAAGAAGATATTCTCTTACTGTCAAGCAGAATTAGATAAGAAGAGGAAGGAAGAAGTAGAAGCAAAGGGTGTTCAGCAAGAGTTACCTTTAGAGGGTGGTGAAGGATCCACTGAAGAAAAGCAGGAGCGTCCTGATTTAGGTAAAGATAATACTGAGTATGAGGAACCTCAAGCAGGGGAACAGAAGGAAGAAGAGGGTCAACCTGGTACAGAAGCAGGTCGTGGTGATGGTCAAGTAGAGAATGGTCAACCAACTGTTAGGACTGCAGATAATCTTGAGCAAGCACTAAAGCATTTAGTTGATCATAGTCAGGGAAAAGAGAATGTTTATGTTGAATTACCAAAGACTGTTGGTAAAGATGTATTCATTAGTAATAAAGAGGTTTCTGACATACTAGATAGTTACTATACTGCTAAAGAGAATTTAGGGGAAGTTAAAGATTTTGCTGATGAGCACGATCTACACATGGCAAGATATTGGATGCAGAATTTGGTTCAACTTGATGATGATTACAAGAAGTTCAAAGTTTCAAATGCTAAAGAAGTCAATTATTTGGTCAAAGAGTTTGAGTGTCGTAAGGCAGCTTCGAGTTATGCTCGTTCTTCTGTTAATCGTACTGGGGTTCTCGATACAACGAAGCTTCATACTTACAGATATAACGAGGATCTCTTTAAGAAGGTAACTACGGTTCCTAATGGTAAGAACCATGGATTAATCTTTAATGTTGATTGGTCTGGTTCTATGCATAGTGCTATCCTACCAACAATTAAACAGTTGATTACATTAGTATCTTTCTGTCGTAAGGTTGGAATTGCTTATGATGTATATCTTTTCACAGATGCATACTCTGGATCTTATAGAGATGAGTATAATGATATAGGACAGGATGCTAAGAATAAAGTTATTTGCCATAACTTTAACATGGTTAATATATTAACTAGTTCAGTTAATAATCGTAAGCATGAGAGACAGGTAAAGAATGTTTTTAGAATGGCATACTCTCTTGCATATCGCTCAGTTGGTGTTCCTCACTGTTTAGGTATGGGTGGCACTCCTTTAAATGAAGCAATGATTTCTATGAATGAAATTATTCCTGAGTTTAGATCACGTACAGGTGCTGAGAAAGTTCATGTTATTAGTTTAACTGATGGTGAAGGATATCCATGTGGGTATGGTAGTGAGATATCTCGTTATGGTGATACTGAAGGTACTAGAATATGGAGAAAGAATATAGGTGGTACTACTTTCTTACGTGATCGTAAGACTGGCAAGACATATAAGTTTGAGTGTGGTCATGATCAGACTGCAACTTATGTTGAGCAACTTAGATCTCGTTTCCCTGAGTGTGAGTTCATGAATATCTATCTTATTGGTGGACAAGATTGGAACAGGTTTAAGCGTATGTGTATGGGAAGAGATTATCAAGCATGGGATGAAGCTGATAGGATATGGAAGAGGACTAAATCTTTCATCTGTACAACTTCTTACTGGACAGTACAGTATGCCATGCATGTTGGTGCACTAGATAATAATACTGAGTTTGAAGTTGAAGAGGATGCTACTAAAGCTCAAATTAAGAGAGCATTTAGTAAGTCTCTTGGGTCTAAAAAGATGAACAAGAAAATTCTTACATCATTTATTGAGAGGATAGCATGAGTACATATGATATTTTTCCAGTTACTCTTCATGAGTATGAGATAGAGGATAAGTCAATCAATCAAAGACTTATCCCTCTATTGGAAAAGGAAAATTTTCTTAATAATGGTGCTGAGAATATGCATCCCATGATGAGGTGTTGGCAAACAGATCATTACCTTCATGAAAAGGAGGTGTACTCAGATCTTATTTCTTTCTTCAAAAAATCTTTGAAAGAATATGTAGAAGAATTGGAAATTGATTGTGAGGAATTGAGTATTAGTATTTGTTGGGGTAATAAGTACCCAAAGAATACTGCTTCTCAACAGATACCTCATGTGCATAGGATGAGTTGTATTAGTGGGGTTTATCATCTGACTGGTGGTGCACCAATATACTTTAATGATCCTGTAATACCTAGAACTATCAATGCTTTACAACCATCAGATAGTATACCTAGGACTGCAATCGTACCTATCAAAGAAGGTCGATTAATTCTCTTCCCTAGTTGGTTAGAGCATGGTACTTTACCCCATCAGGATGTAACTAATAGATGGTCAATTGCATTTAATACTATGCCCATAGGGAAGATTAATATAAAAAGTAATATAAGTGGCAATCCCAGTTGTATTTTAAAACTAGGGTAACCAGTTGACAAACTGGCACAACCCCCTTACACAGGGGGTTTTTTAATGCTATTGTATATACATACACAACAAGGAACCCGATGCCATTTGAAAGAAAACTATCCGTGAACTTCGTAGATGAGCTACGTGCAGAATTTGGAACTGAAATTAATGCTGCACAAGTAAAGAGGTTTGCTCGTAGTCGTGATGTTGGTTATCCTACAGTTGCACGTAAGTTGGATCAGTACAAAGTCAAGCGTGGATCATGGAACCTCACTGTAGAAGAAGGACGTGAGATCCTTGAGAAAGCAATTGCTTCACCTACTGTTCTACCTAGTGTAGAGGAAAATCTTGTTCCAGAACTTGACGATAAGTTTGTTAAGTTTGGAAACTTCAACGATGTTAAGAAGATCATTTCATCTAAGATCTTTTATCCAGCATTTATTACTGGACTATCAGGTAACGGTAAGACCTTCTCTGTAGAGCAAGCATGTGCTCAAGCAAAGAGAGAACTGATCCGTGTAAACATTACTATCGAAACAGATGAAGATGATCTCATTGGCGGCTTCCGTCTTGTTGACGGCGCAACCGTCTGGCACAACGGACCAGTTGTTGAAGCTCTCAACAGAGGGGCTGTCTTGCTCCTTGACGAAATCGACCTTGCCTCAAACAAGATTCTCTGTCTCCAATCCATCCTTGAAGGTAAAGGAGTTTTCCTTAAAAAGATTGGAAGATACGTCAAACCAGCAGCAGGGTTCAACGTTATTGCCACCGCAAATACTAAAGGTAAAGGTTCAGACGACGGACGATTTGTTGGAACTAACGTGCTCAACGAAGCCTTTCTTGAAAGGTTCCCAGTAACATTTGAGCAACAGTATCCTACTCCTGCTAGTGAGCAGAAGATCCTAGAAGCATTATGTGAGGATAAGGATTTCTGTAAGAGACTAGTAGACTGGGCAGACATCATCCGTAAGACCTTCTTTGATGGTGGTATAGATGAGGTCATTAGTACACGTCGTTTGGTTCATATTGTTAGAGCATTCCAGATCTTTGGTAATCGTGCCAAGGCAATCACCACTTGTATCTCTCGTTTTGACGATGAAACTAAGCAAGCATTTCAGGAATTGTATGACAAGGTTGACGCAGACGTGGACTTCGAGGTATAATAATGGCATGGTGGTTACTACATGATGTTTTAGAGGAAATGGAACAAGCAAATCTTAAGGGTGGAATGGGTGATGATCACATCACCCTAGACCCGAACTCTGATAATGCAGGGGTTCACGTAATATACGATCCTAAACTAGGGATTGACAACAACAAGGTGAGGTGTAAGTATGAAGAGGATGAGATCCTTAGGAAAGCTAGTGAGTATATCACTAGTACTTACTCTGCTCATTATACTAATGAGGGATCAAACATTCAGACACTTGATCTTATCGAATCAGTTGGTGACGCTGAAGCATTTTGTAGATCTAATGCTATAAAGTACTTAAGTCGTTATGACAAGAAGGGTCGTCCACAACATGATATACTAAAGGCAATACATTATTGCGTATTATTGTACCATTTTACATCCAAACCAATAGAGGAGAATTCTCAACCTTATGAAACTTTCTAAAAGTACTCTTGATATTCTCAAGAATTTCTCTAACATTAATCAGTCTATTTGTTTCAAGGAAGGTACTGAGTTATCTACTCTATCCATCCAGAAGAACATTCTGTCTCGTGCTATAGTGGAAGAGAAGTTCCCAAAGAATTTTGCCATTTATGATTTGGGTGAATTCCTTAATGGACTTACTCTATTTGAGGATCCTGAGTTTAATTTTGATAATGATAGTTATGTTATCATTAAAGACAAGAGAAATACTTCAAGGTATTTCTTTGCTGATCCATCTACTATTGTTCAACCACCAGAGAATAGAGTGGAACTTCCTAGTAAGGATATTACCTTCTCAGTAGCATGGAGTGATGTTTCCAATATCATTAAGGCTGCAGGTATCTATCAGATAGAGGACTTGGCAGTTGTTGGTGATGGTGAGACTATCAAACTTGTTGTTCGTGATAAGAAGAATGATACTTCAAACACGTATGCTGTTAAGGTAGGTACAACTGATGCTCAGTTCTGTTTTAACTTCAAGGTTGAGAACCTTAAGTTGCTACCAGGTGATTATCAGGTTACAATCAGTAAGCAGAATGCTTCTCTCTTTAGAGATGTAAACCGAGATCTTGAGTATCTCATAGCCCTTGAACCAGATTCAAAGTATGAAGGATGATTTTCTGTGGGTGGAGAAGTACCGCCCACAAACCATTGAGGAATGTATTCTATCATCCGATATTAAGAAGACATTCCAAGCTTTTGTTAAAAAAGGAGAGGTGCCCAACCTTCTTCTAAGTGGTACTGCTGGTATTGGAAAGACCACCGTTGCTAAATGTTTATGTAACCAATTAGGGGCAGATTACTATGTCATTAATGGATCAGATGAGGGAAGGTTTCTTGATACAGTTCGGAATAGTGCCAAGAGCTTTGCGTCTACCGTATCTCTCACAAGTCAGTCGAAACACAAGGTTATCATCATCGACGAGGCAGACAATACCACTCCCGACGTACAACTCCTTCTTAGAGCGAGTATTGAGGAGTTCTCCAGAAACTGCAGATTTATTTTTACCTGCAATTTCAAGAACAAAATCATTGAACCACTCCACTCCAGAACAACTGTAATTGATTGTAATGTACGAACAGACAAGCAAAAGATCGCTGCTAAGTTCTTTGAGCGATGCCGTGATATACTTACCAGAGAAGGCATACGGTATGATGATGCGGTGGTCGCTGAGGTCGTCCAGAAATACTTCCCAGACTTCAGAAGAACGCTCAACGAACTTCAGCGGTATAGCTCCACGGGATCAATCGATACGGGGATCTTGGCAGTCATCAACGATGTTAAACTCGGAGAACTTATTGGAGCATTAAAACGTAAGGAGTTTGGGATAGCACGTAAGTGGATTGTAAGTAATCTCGACAATGATCCCAATGCTATACTGAGAACTGTATACGATAGCTTGTATGATTCTTTATTACCTGCTAGTATACCTCAAGCGGTATTGATAATCGCTAAATATCAATACCAATCAGCATTTGTTGCTGATCAAGAAATTAATTTATTAGCGGCTTTAACTGAAATTATGGTGGAGTGTGAATTCAAATGATTGAAACTAAATTTCCTGGTTATTATGTCACTGAAGATGGTGAAGCATACAGGGAACCAACTTGTAAAAGAGACTATACCCTTATAGAACAGGGTAAGTATGAGACTAAGGATGGTCGGATTAAACTAAGTACATTTCTCAGGGGTCACCCTAAATATCCAGAGCATAGGTACAAGTCCATCAATGTATCTCATAGAATTAATGGAAAATTCCATAAACAAACCAGAGAATACATTCATCATCTGATAGCAAAGACCTTAGTTGCAAATCCAAACAATCTTCCAGAGATTGATCATGTGGATGGTGACAGATTGAATAACCATAGGAATAACTTGGAGTGGGTAACACACCAAGAAAATATGGATCGTTATAAAGCACGTAAGAATGAAAAAGTTAAGTAAAAAACAAAGGCACCAAGTTAAATCTAGGTGGTATTATATCTTCTGGGGTGCTGCTACTGTATCCGTATTTGCTGGACAGATGTATGTCGGTTCTGGTTATCGTAAGATGTCTAGATCTATTGACAAGATATTGGAAGCTCCTATAATGTTAGATATTGGTCCCAGACATAGAGGTTTGGATCGTCATCCTATGTTAGCTCCTGAGGGATTGTATTGATGAAGTCCTTAAAGACACCTCTAAGGTATCCAGGAGGCAAATCTAGGGCAGTTCCCAAGCTATTGCAGTGGTTGCCTAGTCGGGAGATTACAGAGTATCGTGAACCCTTTTTGGGTGGTGGATCTATGGCCATAGAGATGACCAAAAGGTTACCTAAAGAGGTTCCTATTTGGGTGAATGATCTATATGAACCACTAGTAAATTTCTGGATGCAGTTGAGAGATTGTGGTAAGGATTTACAAAGGACATTAGTGACTGTTAAAAAAGATCATCCTGATCGTGACAGTGCAAGACAATTATTTGAACAAGCTAAGGAGAATTTACATGATCCAGAAAAATCAAAATTTGATAAAGCCTGCTCTTTTTACATCATTAATAAGTGTTCCTTTAGTGGTCTTACTGAATCATCATCGTTCTCCCCACAAGCCAGTGATAGTAACTTCTCCATGCGTGGAATCGAAAAGTTATCCGCCTATTCAGAACTCATCCAGCGATGGGTTATTACAAATGAATCATATCAAGAACTTAGATCAGATGACACCTTAACTTTTGTATATCTTGATCCTCCATATCAAATAGGAGATGCTTTATATGGCAAGAAAGGTGACATGCATAAGTATTTTGATCATAGTGAGTTTGCTGATGAGGTAGACAACTGGTTGTGTAATGTTATGATATCATATAATGATCATCCTGAGATTGTTATGAGATATCTTGAGTGGTGTCAGTATGATTATGCTCATACTTATACTATGAGATCCACAGGTGATTACATGAAGGATCAAAACAAACGTCGTGAATTAGTCATTACAAATTATGGGAAGTTTAGGGGTTCGTGTACTCCCTAGTGGGTACTGTCAGTTGTATCATACTCGTAAGGGTGGCATGTCCACCTTTTGTCCTGGTGCACAGCAAGCAATTATTAATGGTGGAGAAGTCCACGTTACCATGAAGAA